ATGCTGGTTTTAATCTACCTTGATTAATATTATCAGCATTTCTATAATATCCACTTTGGTTACCATCTAACAAATCGGCATCTAGACCAGAATCAATCCCAGTATACAATCTTACCGATCCATTTGGGCCAACATCAAACTGGGATTTTCTTAGTCTTACTACACCAACCGTACCATACTCTTCATCTGATAAAGTATCTGATGTTGCTCTAGCAATATCAATACCGATATCACCTTCTTGCTTATCAACTTGAGCACGTTTTGCTCTAAGGATTAATCCAGAACCACCAGTTCCAATCTCTGTTGGTGGAGATATAGTAAAATCTGAGGGGTAATTTTTACCAGAATTAGCAACAACAACATTAGTTACTACTCCGTCAGCAACTGTAATAGTTAATTCTAATCCTGTTCCTCCTCCACCCGAAATAGCAACATTGGAATATGTGAAATTACCGCCTTCATCGGCAGCAAACCCAGATCCTCCATTTTCAATTTGAACAGACTCAATTGCTCCAGAAGTTCTTAAATTGGATTCAATTAAAACTGGCGATGCTGGTCTAATAAATTCTACAACAGTACCTACAGGTACAGAACTAGTTAGACCATCACTTAATGTAACTCTTTTGTAAGTTGTTTGTCCAACAGTAAACGTGGCAATCTGGGTGATTGTGGTTCCTGCTTGTACCCCAGTGACATTAGTTACCGAATGTCCTTCCAACAATAATCCAGTTTGATTATTAGAAGTTGATTCGAATACTAGATAATCGGCACCACTTGCTTCTGCTGTTTTGATGAAGTATCTAGTCTCGGTTCCACGGAAAGATTTTACAACTTTCTTGTAGGAAGAATCTCCATAAAGAACAGTATTTGAGTTTGCTTCTAGAGTAGCATTTTCAGCGAGGTTTCCTGTTCCAATAACACCCTCAATGGCATTAGCTTGAACTGCTTGAGTATTAAGAGAAACCCAATTATTTGGATTACTTCCAGAAGTATTAACTACTCTAATAACATCAACAGTTTCTGCTGGGACATCACTTGATTGGATAGTATCAATCGCTTCTATTTTAATATTATTAACGATATCTCCATAGAGTCTACTTTCTAAAGAAACTGTGGCAGTTGCTCCAGCTCCTCCGCTAGTGTTTGTAAATGAAATTGTTGGAGTACCTAAATATCCTTTACCTCCGATGTAGCTATCAGAAAGAACTAGTTCGATAGCAACAATTTCTCCCCCAGCAACTATTGCTCTTGCTACTGCTGGAACGTGTCCTATTTGTGTACCATTATCATTAATTACTACAGTAGGTGGATTTGATGTTGAATAACCAGATCCAGGATCCGTGACAGTAATTGTTTTAATAACCCCAGGTCTGTACTCAGTTAACTGAATTTTGCCATTAGTGGTGCTACCTGTGAAGATATCATTTACAGTAAACTGTAGTGAAGAATCTACATTAATACCCAAGAACAGAGAGTCTGAATCTGTGTTTAAAATATAAGCAGCACCAGATTCAATTACAATGTCACCAGCATTAACACCTTCTAAAGATAATCTTTCTTGCTCTGTATCAACGCTATAAACTTCAATTGGACTGCTAGCTGGCAATTGACTTTCAGAAATTTTACCCTCATCTGTTAATTCTACTAGAGCTCTTGGGACAGGGTTTGTTGAATAGTTTTTATTCAGATACTGACCCAAATTATTAATGATATAATCTCTAACCGCTTTTTGTGTCGGTAATTTAGAGTCAGATGATAGAGCACCACCGAGAGTATTTGAGTTGTCAAATCCAGTAACAACTACATCACCACCCCTTAGTTTGAGGAACTCAACTTCTGAAATCGAAACTGTACCAGTAAAGGTAATGTTGCCAGTTCTGTTTTCAATTTTAGCAAACGTACCAACCTTAAAGTCACCAAGTTCGTCAGTACCAGATACATATGTTCTACCATAATCTTCCGACACTTGCTCATTGCTATCTATTTTAAGTCCGCCGTTTTCTGGTAGAGCATTGTAATCAACTCCAGATCCAACAAATTCCCATGTGTGGGAAGATGAGTTAACGATGGATGGTCTGTGTAATGCAATATTTTTGCTGGTTAATTCTGCAGGAGAAGCTAACAATCCCGTCGATTTATTTCTAAGTTGAATAACACCCGCTCCAGAACCGCTTGTTACAGTAATTCTTGCTCTATATGGAGGACCTTCCCTGAGAACTTCAACTTTATCAATAAAGTATTCGTCATCAAGATCAGCAGATTCGTATCCATCAACCTTAACAATATAATGCTCAAGAGGAATTCTTCCAATATTATCAATAGTAAATTCTGTAAACTGAGTAATACTTTCGGAGACAACATCAATAAAGGCACGTTGATAACCTTCAGTTGCTGTGTATCCAGAATCAAACTCATATGGTTCTCGTCTGTAACCTCTTGATCTTAAAGCGTATGTACCAAAGTTTGAGGCAGAGTTGGTAACCGAGGCATATCCACCAGACTCAGCAAGAATGCCATCAACACAGAAAATACAGAATACAGAAACTAACTGTACATAACCATCTTCAATAATCTTATATCCAATACCATTTTGCTCAGAAACAATAGTAAATGCCGAGGCAACCATCGACTTGCCCTGGTTGGGAAATGTTGCTCTGCCATCAGATAAACCAGGGAAAGGGCAGTTTGGATTTTTAACTTTTGATCCATCAATCAGAGCACCACTACCACCAAGTTTCGAAATAATTGAAGCATTTTGTGTGTATGGAGATGCTGAAATAATTGGAAGATCGTCATATACAGCACGAATAGTTACAAAGTTATTGTTAACATCTCTAAGAACGTTATCTGGATATGAAATTACATTATCTCCAGAATAAAGAGTACCTGTTGTTCTTACTGTTGATCCTGGCTGAATAGCAGTTGGACTTGTATTATCATCAGCAAATTCTAGAATGCCATCGATTAATTCGAATGAAGTTGTTAGCGATGCCTCGACATCAGCACACCAAGGAGTTCCAGCTGGATCTACGAGGATTGTATTATCGGTAAACTGAGGAATAATAGAATATAGTGGCGTATATTGGGATCCAGCGCCACCACTTTGATACCAATTCCTCATTGCTAAAATAGATAGATCTCTTACCTTAGTAAAAGCAAATCTAGTAGCACCAAGTTCGGAAGCTGGGACGCCAGTTAAAGTTGTACCTTGGAAATAAAACTCAGCGGCATTTACGGAACCAGCATTTCCGCCAAGAACTAAGTCTCTAAGAACGCCGCTTAAGATGTAATTAATATCTCTACGGCACTTTCTCTCATCAACATCATCTAATCCTAATGAAGGATATTGCTGTTTGGTTAATTGATATGCCTCATCAGCAATAAAATCTCTGTTTCTAGCAATCAAATAGGCACCATCGAGATAAGTTCCTGAAGCCTGATTGGAAATAATATCTACAAACAGATATGATAATGTATTAATAGCACTTGCTACATTAGCACAAGCAGGCGATGCTGGATCATCAATAACAGTTGGATCTACATATTGATCTAAACTTGTGTATTGTGAAACATATACTGGATCTACTGGCGTACCGTTTCCAGTACGCCACTTCCTCATAGCATAAATTGCTAGTTCTCTAGCATACTCAATAGCACGAACAGTTTGGATAATTTCATAATCTACGTATTCAACTTGACCAGCAGCAAAATATTTTCTGGCAGCGTTAATTGTGTTATAGTTGCTGCCAAATTCTAAGTCCTGAATAATAGCATTTAAGAAGTGACCAATATCTCTACGACACTTTTGATCACTAACAGGAATGTTGAAACTTGGGTAAGTTTTCTCGGTTACTACACCATCGATGATGCAAGATACTACTATACCAGATAGCTTTACAGTATCATCTTCAGATAGTCCAGCATTTGTTGCTGTGGTAATAGTCGCCTCACCAGTTCCATCATGATCATATTCGAAATTGGTAATGCTATAGTTAGTGTTGTTAAATCTTACTGTTCCTCCATTTACGTAATTGTGAGCAAATCTGGAAGTTCCTAGATAGATTTTGAAAGTATTTCCACTGATTTCATATACTGAAAAGTATTCTTTTTTGAATTGGTCGTTAATTTTACGAACAACTTCATCAGCAATATAATTAATATTATTTCTGATTAATAAGCAAGCATCTTGATATCTTCTTGCTACAGGCTGAGCTACAGGAAACTTATTTGGTGAGTTTAGTAACGATAGTGTTACAGATTTTGAATAAGTTTTTACACTAACAACTGCTCCAACAGAATCTGGATCCCAGTCATCAATTTCATTTAAATTTAATGCTGGATCAAGTTTCTTTGGAAGTACAAATCTTCTAGCACGACCATCGGCATCTTCTATAACTTTGTAAATTCTATGTTTACCGTTTAAGAAGCTAAGATCATCTGGTGCTGATGGCATTCCAGTAATTTCAATTTCTTCTCCTTCTTTAAAATCGTGAATATTATTAGCACCTTCTAATGGGTTTGTATAGAATACAATACCACCAAGATCTTCAGAATCTCCGTAGATATCATTTTGGAATCCATCATTAAATGTTCCTTGTAGACTAAAATCAATTCTCGTGATTGGTAAAGGATTTACAGTTTCATATTCATCCCCTGTAAATACTACCTCTCCTTCAGCTCTAGTGGATTCGATTTGAGATAAGTTTACAGAGTATGCTTGTCTTGTGTATTCAAATGCCGCTGTTCCATTTGGTTCAATACCAAATGTATGTGTAGGCTGAACTGTTCCAGAAATACCAGCAGTGGTTACAGTGTAAACATAAGCAACTAAAGCACCTCCTGGTAATATAGCGTCAGACCAAACAATGTCTCCGATTTGGTATTGTGTTGATGGCGCCCATTTAGTCGTGCCAGTTCCGCCATAATAGAAAGTTTCTGAGTTTTGGAAACCAGCACCAGAGACTCTAGTTAAGTCGGTGATTCTACCTTCTTTATAAGCATCTGGATTTTGTGGATCATTGATGTCAAATTCTACAGTTCCAACTCTGGCGGTAGTACCAGTGTTAGCACCAAACATCGTGATTCCAGCTGATAATGCCGTTAATCCAGCATCGTTAAAACTAAATAGTGCTTGGAAAGAATCTGGACCAAAGAATTGGTGACCAATTGTGAAATTGGTTCCAAAATCTCCGTTAGCAGTTTTATCGTAAATAATTCTTTGCTTATCGTCAAAGACCATAGCAAAGTCCCAAGTACCAACTGAAGCACCTGATGAGTTTACTTTATCTTGATAAGTTACACCAATAACATAGTTTTTATCACCAAATTTAAAAATATGTTTACCAATATTTTCTGGTCTGATAATTACAAGACGAAGGTTATCGCCTACAATAGAAGCATCTGGTGGAATTGAAATTGGGTTATCTTCCAGATATTCACCACCAGCGATAATGATTGACTCCTTAACTCCAGGAGTTTCCCATGCTAACTGACATGCTCTTTTAATTGTTCTAACTGGATTAACTGGTGAACGACCATCATTGTCGTCATCTCCAATTTGCTCAGAAACATAGATACGTCCACCAACGTCATTTGTTGCTAAGTTTAGAACGTATTCTGTTGTGGCAACTTTATCCGATCTATCTCCGAGAAGAGGGGTGATGGAACGGGGGAAGATTCCAGAATCACCACTCTCGCCAAAGAAAGGAAGATCTGGAGAATTTACTCTATATCCAATATGTTTAAATCTAACATCTCCATTTAATTCAATACCATCTTCATGGAAAGGTGGTATTAGTCCAGTAATACCAGTATCTAATGCTTGGTAAATATTGGACCCTTCATAGAAATAATCATTTTTATTTACTGGTGTTGGTGAAGAAGGAAATCTTACACCAGTTCCGTTTGCCCAAGTTTTAAAATCTGCTGCTCGATACTTGACATCTGGAGTAACAAGATTATCAATATCAAGATTTAAAATATTTGCTGTATCAGAAATAATCGATGTTGATGTTCTGATAGCACCATTAACATCCAATTCGAAATCAATAGTATCTAAAGCGGATGTAGCAGCAGCACCAGATCCATTTCCGCCAGTTATAGTTACTGTTGGTGGAAATTCATAACCATCACCTTGATTATCAATACCAATTGAAATAATTCTTCCATTGGAATCTGTTACAGCTGAAGCAACTGCTTGAATACCTCCAGGTAAAGTAGGAGCACTGATATTGATAGTTGGAGTATCTGTATACCCCAATCCAGCAGATGTTACCGTGATAGAATCTACTCGCCTTCCAGTTCTGTTAATACCAACACGAGGTAATCCAGATGTGTTGTCGATTTTTGCTTGGAAAATCTCTCTTTGATCTTCCCCAGCTCCTGATCTAATACGAACCGAACTAGTACCGATGATAGTAGAATCAACGCCTACAAGTTGTTCCCTGTCAGAATTTAACTGAAAACTCATGTTACTATCCAGCCTCTGCCGATGATTTTATTCTCTTATCTATTTAGCACTAAGCCCAGTTAATACTGACTACTTGAACGTATGCCAACCATTTCACAGTTTGACCTGGAGATCCACCAGTTTTGCTTACAGAATAACTAAATCTATTAACAGCGCCAGTGTCAAATAATTCAACTGTCCAAGTCTCTCCACTTGGAACGCTGTCTTTAATTGTTGTAATTAAATTTGATAGTTCTAATACGCCACCACTAGAACTTACAGAAACAACCGATTCTATTTTTTGTGATAGATGTCCAGCTCCAGTGGTATTAACGCCAACAATATGAGCAGTAATAAAATTGATGGTATTTGATGGTAAGGTAATTTGAGTTCCTACGTTATCAAGTGCTAAAACAGCTGTAGTACTACCCCTTAAAATGTAATGAGTAGAAGTAGCATCATTGAATACAGAATTCTTAACTTCTAGCGTATTTACGTTTGTGAGACTCTTTTGATTGCTAATTAAAGTGGTGTTTCCCACAGAAAATCCACCAAAAGAATCAAATGTTTTTAATTGTTCTGCCATTTAAATTTACCTCTTTGTGATGTGTCTTACCAAAGTAATCGATATTTGATTTCCCGTAGCTAGAGCACTATTTGCCGTAACTGTCATTCGAACATTATTTGATGGATCGATATCAAATACAGCAGAAATTAATTCTGCTCCAGTTTTTATATTATTATAATCTGTAAATATTACATCTGATCCCTTATCTATTACAGAGTATTCGACAGTTTCCTTATCACCAGTGGTTAAATTGTGAGCAGTGAGGAATAACTTAGCAGATGCTTCGATGGATGGGGTATATACAGTAAAGTTTCCAGTATTGCTTGTTCCTCTTACTAAAGATAAAGATGTTGTTCTGACTCTAAGCTTAGCTAATTCAAAATTGGTTAAAGTTGAATTTAATACAGTGAGGTTATTATCAGTTCCTGTACCATATCCGAGATTAAATATTACACTTCCAGCATTAGTGAGTCTTAGTAGATGATCATTTGTTAGTCCAGAAGAAAGACCAAAATCAAAATTAGTTTTCGATGATGAAATAAAGGTAGTATTTACATCAGTATTATCAATAGTTGTAGCTAGATTATCTAAGGTTACTGTGGATACATTAATATTTAAAGTATCTGTATCTGAAGATACAATGGTATCAACTGTATCAAATTCTAATTGAGTGGTAGTTAATCTTAGTGTGTTATTGTTGTCATTGTAGAAATATAAAATATTCTCATTTTGTCCTGGAGCAGTTTCTGGAATAATATAAGTGTTTTGATCTACGTCTTTAACTCCACCCAGAGACCCCCAGTTAACACCATCATATCCTTCGAACGCTAGATTGGATGTATTATATCTGATAGAACCTGTGCTTGGAGATCCTTTTTGATTATTGTCGCCAACAGGAATAACTAAAGAAGATGTAGTGTTAACAACAACTTTTTTTTCTGTAAATGGTTGAATAACAAGATCATCTGTTAATGATGAAATAGTATTTTTAGAAAATCTAAGTTCGGCGTTAACTGTTAGTGTAGATGATTTTACTACTGGATCTATACGAATATCCGAAATTTCTTCAAAAACCAAAGAAGAAATTGCTGTAGTATTATAACGTAATGTAGCTGTTCCATTCAAAAAATTGTTTCCAGAAGTATCAGTGGGTTCATTGCCTACACTAGCAGTTGTGCCCGCTGCTACAACTTCATAAACCCCAGAAAGATACTTTAAATATGTTCCAGAAGTTACTGGAGTTTGTGCCTGCCAATCTACATATGCTGGAGCAGAAGTATTTAAAGATCTGATTCTTTTAGCACCCATAAATTCCAGGTACTGTTTAGTAAATCTAACGGTATTTAAACCATCGTTATAAAACCATAATCTGTTATCATTAGATCCAACACTTTGCTCTGCTGTAATATAAGTATTCCCATCAATATCTCTTACTCCACCCAAAGAAGACCACGATGACGTAGATTCACTATACCCTTCATACTGTTGTGTATCAGTATTGAAACGAATAGCTCCATTTTGTCTAAGGGTACTTCCTGGTCTTTGATCATTATTACCAGACGGAATAACAAATGCCCCAACAGAATCTACTTTGGCTAGTCTACCAAAAAATGGTTTTAATAGTAGATCATTGCCACTGGTAGTTTCAATTACGTTATCGATAATTTTAATCTTATCATTTACGTTTAAGGTATTAGTAGTCTTTAAAACTCCAGAAGTTGTGATGTTACCAGTAGATGGCGCTAATGAAATTGTAGATCCGATTGAAGTGGTTCCTGCTAAGTTGATAGTTGCTGAACTTACCGTAACACCAGTTGTGGATGTAATTACATTAGTGGAAATCGTCGAACATCTCAAACCAGATGCCTCCCAATTTCCAGAAACAATACCAGAAGCAAAATTGGCAGTTTGACCTTCAATAGAATCTGCTGTTACTTTTCCAGTATCAATATCCATAGATACTGAATCTACTGATTCAATATCACTAACAGCTAATGTAAACCCAGATCCAAAAACTCTTGGATTGTTTGATGAGATGGTGATTACACCTTCTTGACCATCAGAACCTCCCATATCTTCGTGGTTTTGACAATAGTAATATAATGTAGATGGAGTCGAATCTGTAATTTTTAGCAGCGTACTGGGACCATCAATAGTCACTCCATCTTCATATGGAACTCCTGAAAAATTTAAACTAGTAGTTCCCGAAACAATTGGCAACCTACTTAAAACTAATGTGGTAGAATCTACAACCTCAGATACAATAGTTCCAATAGCAACAGACCCATCTCCGCTTACAGTAGTTACTGACATTCCTTCCAGAATGCCAGTTGTATCAGAAACTGTAATTGTGGTAGATTGTACTAAAAGATTAGTAGTCCTAGATAAATTGCTTGGCGAATTTGGTCCATCTGGAAATCTTGAAAATTTCAATACATGACCAGACATTGATGAGTCTTCCGTATTGAAAGCATATGTGTCATTTAAATACAAAGTCAAATCTGGCGTTAGTTGTGGACCAGAACCAGTGTCGATCAAAAATCTCATCTGTGTGTGATCGGTACTAGAAATAGTATATTCAGTTCCTTGTTTTACTAAAATATTGGAAGGAATAGCATTTCCAGAAATATTATTAAGAGTTGTATTACGAGTAATTAAAATAGAATCTAAATTTCCATTAGTAGAATTAACAGCGAATACCTCCATATCTACAATTTCGCCACTGATTGACGAAACCGTTAATTCAATGTCATCGGCGGGAGAAGATCCTCCTACTAAAGTACCAGATATAGTAAGTCCATCATTTTGAAGATAATTAAATCCTCCATTTACTGGAGTAACTGATATTACAGATCCATCAGATGCTCTCACAACTGTAAACGTTGCTCCAGAACCATCGCTAAATGGTGAAGTTGAAGCTACTGGTGTATATGTGGCACTTTCGTTACTAGTAAAGTCTAAATCTGCTGTACCACTGATTAATCCAACCTTCGAAATGGTAATTTGTGTAGAACTATCTACACTCACAACAGTAACAGCATCATCAATAGTTCCTCCACCAATGTTGTTTTGACTAACAAACATTGAAGCTACAATTCCAGAAGTGCTGGTCATTGTTAATACACTCGAACCAGCAGTAACCGTTACAGATGGTTTGTTTACTACGGTTGGGGGTAATGTGGATGACTGTGCTATAGAAACAGCATTTACTAATCCTCCCTTATTATTTAAAATATCTCCGACTGAAAATGTGCTACTAGGGTACGATCCACTAAATGTTACTAGTGAAAAATCTTCCGAAGTTACAATGTATTCAATTGAAGATGATAAGTTTACTGAATCAGCACTAAGTACATCACCAACTTCATATCCATTTCCTCCATTGGTAATAGAAACTGATTCTACACTTCCAAAAGAATTGATAGAATAAGCAAAATTTCCATTTCCTCCATATGGTGGAATAAATCTTACTGTAGCATTGCCAGTAATTGATGGAGCGTCTGAAACTGTTATAGTGTTTGTAACAGTATCTGCATTTGTAACTGTTGTTCCTGATGGTAGTTGTCCAGGACCAGATACAACAATTACTCGGTCTCCGACATTAACGCTAGACGCTGAGCTTATTACAAAAGAAGCTTCGAAACCAAAAGTCGTGGTGAAATTAGCAGTTGTTGATGCTAATCCCAAAACATTGCCTAATTGATATCCAGATCCTTTATCTGTTATTTGAAAGTTACTAAATGTATTTGGATTCTCTTCAGTAATTACATATAAAAATCCAGATCCGCCTCCACCACCAACATCAGAATCATCAATACTTAATTCATCAAACTGGGAATAATTGTTTCCAGGATCTACAATAGTGATTTGATCTACTTGACCAGTATATTCTAAAGAATCTACAGTATATTCGAAACCAGATCCAGTTCCTCCTACATTTCCAGAGTAGATTTCTAAAGTGTCATTTGCTTCATAACCAGATCCATACGATTCATTAATAACACTAGTAACTACACCACCAGATACTACTAATGTAGCAGTAGCCCCACTTCCACCTTGACCAGGAGTTCCTGAAATTATATTAACAGTTCCTCCAATTAAACCATTAATTTGTGAAACATATCTGACTGATTGAACAGGAGCTTCATCTTTAACAACAACTTGTAAAAAAGCACCAGATTCTCCATCAGAACCAAATCTAGTAATGCTAAAAAATAATGCTGGTAAAGCTTGATTTGATGTATTTCTTAAATTAAAAAATTCTGTTGACAAACTGGAATCGGACAGATCAAATCTATAAGTATTTCCTTTTTCCAAACTAATTGTCTGCTGGGAAACTCCGTCAATTGCATACACCCCACCAACTAAAGTGACGGAGAAAGTCTGTATAGGAATGTTTAATAAGGGTACAGTTTGATATGTACCATTCGTATATCCAGATCCACCAGAAGAAATTGATCCCGTAAAAGATGATGTTCCGACAATACTAATATCAGCTAATGCTCCAGATCCAGTTCCTCCTTGTAATGGAACGTTGATGTATGAACCTGGAACATAATTTAAACCACTATTAAGAACTGTGCCTGTAATTCCAGAAACATCGAAACTTGCTAAAGCTCCAGTTCCACTTCCTCCAAGCAAAGGAATATTAGAATAAGAACCATCGAAATAATCAGATCCAACATTAGTGATGGCACCTGTATATTCTGCTACTTCTATAGTTGCTGTAGCTCCAGATCCAGTCCCTCCCGTTAATGGAACATCCTCATATGTCCCCAGGTCATAGTTTTGTCCATTTGCCGAAATAAGAATACCTTCATCAAATAAAGATTTTTTCTCTAAAACTACATCATTATAAAAATTTACTCCAGATAATGAATAATCATATACTTTCTTCCCATTAACAACAAACCCCAATGTACTAGTATCTGGTTTGTAAATACCTAAAGTACTATCTGTAGTAAATGATAACGATGGATCTGTTTGTGTGCCATCACCTAGTTTCAACAAACCAGTTGATAGATCACTTCCTCCCTGGGAAATGCTAAAAATTTGTGCTCCAATCTGGTTAATCTTTTGCCTTTGAACTTCAAAGGTATCTGTTCTGGCGACGTTAATTGCTGGCATTTCTTACAATCTCTCTAAGAAGCTGTTTAATTTCAGATAGTTCTTCCTTCAAAGTATTTATATCTTCCAGAGCATTGTTGAATGTTCGAGAGAAGTTTCTAGGAGCGGGTTTATCAGTGTTAATAATCGCTCCCGTTTCAATATCACGATATAAATTTTCGTGACCTTCTACTTTAAGATATTTCATTAGTAAGAAGCAACTACACGTAAATCTTGTACTTTGGGTACATATGCTGGGTTGTCGGTCTTCATAATAATTTTAATAGCAAATGATGTAAATTCGGAAAGATTCGAAGCACTGTAAATTAATTCCTGATAATCTTCTTGCTTTTCAAATTGACCAGAAATTGAATTTGATGCTGTAGCAATATCGTTATTATCTGGATTACCATCAACATTAAATGGAATCCAGTTAATGTCATCAAAATTAGAAGATCTTGATGACTCTCTAAGTTTATAGAAAATCTTAATATTTTCAGTATCAGTTACATTAACAGTTGTTCTTACATTAATTGAAGTACCAGAACTGTTAATTGTAATTTCTTTAGTTACATACTTAGCAAGAGATGAACTATTTAAAGCACCAGTCTCTGGAACATAATCAATACCAGTGGTCCAATCCATAGAAGCAATTTCTACATAAATTGGATTGTCGTCTCCAGTAGATTGAACAACATCTCCAACTCTAAAGATATCTGATTGTTGCTCTGCTGGATCTGAATTTCTGACAAATACACTATCGTTGGTGATTGAAGAAGTTTCATCGCCAGCAATTGGATTGTAAGAATTTTCAATAATGAGAATCTTATCTTCGGCATCCCAAAGAACAACTTTACCATTAATCTTGTTAGTGTAATTTACATCAACATTTTGAGGATAGAAAGCGATAACATTCGAACCCTTACTAAAGTTAAATGGTATTTCGGAAATGTTAGTTACTGAAATACTAATACTTTCTACTTCAACGCCTTGTTCATTGTAAAGTTTTAAAGATTCTCCCTGTTGGAATGGAGTTTGAGTTCTTAATCTAATAACAGCATCATTGTTTTCATATTCTGTAATAAATCCTTCTGCTTTAGATGATTGTCCAACTAATACTCTATTAGACCTCACCTGACCAGCATTAGCGCCACCGACCGACAGAGTTAGAGTGAAGAGAGGTAAGAATCTAATAACTTGATCTCTCTTACCAAAACGATTTTCGAAACCAGTGCTGTTTTCAACACGATTGCTTACTGTTTTAACGGAAGCAGTTCTTAGATCAATAACAGGAGATAACGCTTGATTTCTAGAAGATAAGCGGAACTTGTATTTCAATGATTGTGAAAGACCATTCATTACTTGATTAATTCTAGAAGCAATAACTTTCTGGTTTGTGAAAATATGCTCTTCGTTCAAGAACGTTCTTTCATAATCACCCAGGGAGTATGAAGTATAATTCTGTGTATTAGAATCTACTGGAATAATATTAGTTGTTTGTACAAAGGTATCGATCTTAGTTCCATCTAATTGAAGATATGGAATTTGAGCATAAAGTTTTTCATACTTTCTATTGTATGTTGCCAATACCTTGTTTCCTCCACCAACTACGCTAGATCCAGCTCTATTAAGAGATGTAATATTGTAATAGTCAACACCACCATTTGCTACTCTAAACAGAGATCCATTTAAAGTTACTGCCGAAATACCACCAACATCATCAGCATTCTGGAAGAATACGTAAGAATTGCCACGATCTTCGAAACCATTGTCTCTATGATAAACTTTGACAATAGCATTATTATTTTTGAATAATTTTGATGTAGCGTTAGTAGCAGATCTTACGCTAGTTTCAAAGGGTGAAGATCTTAAGAGTTCGTATCCTAGATTTTCATTTGTAACTTCTATTTCTGCTTCGCCATTTATATTAAATTCGGCACGATATAGTTGGAACTTAATATCTTCAAATAAGTCTTCAGTCCAATTATCTGTATTTTGTGACTTATAAACAGAACCAAGCAGTGGTTGTGTAGTTACCACATTACTGGTGGCAATTTCTGTTTCTCCTAATCTAGATGCCCAAATCTCATATTCGATTGAATCGGTTTCGATGGCGAGAGCATAATCTGTATTATTTTGTAGATAAACTGGATGTTTGAAATTAAATCTAGTTGGCGTAGTAGATGGAGTTACTCCAGCATCATCTGTGGCAACACCCATCCTTACTGCTGGAGTGTCAATCTCGATGACAGACTCAATCACAGCACCAGTAGCACCTTGACCAACACCACGAATTACAACAGAAGGCGCTTCGGTATATCCACGACCACTTAGAGCAACTTCGGCACTAAAAATCTTTCCATCAGAAACTCCAATAACACCAGTAGCGGCAGAACCACCAGGAAGTTGGGGACTTTCGATAGTAATAGAAGCACTCTCGTAATTGTCGCCTACGTTGGTAACTCTTAAATCTACAATTTTTCCAGCATCTCTGGCAATAAACATACCTACAGTTGTGTTATTTCTGGCGTTGTAGCTAGTAATAGAAGGGATAGTTATTGATTCATTTTGTTGGAAACTTGTTCCGTTGTGATTACCGAGAACGAGAGTATATACTTGCTCTTTGTTTAATTCGAAGAATGTACTTGAATCATCTCCAACTCTAATGTTATTGCCATCAAAGACTTTAGCAATTGGTCCTCTAGCGTTAGATGTTCTTCCAGTTACATACTCGTTTTTGTAAATTGTAATAGTTTCACTGTCTCCAGTTACATAAACTTTAAGATATGTTTCTGGAGTTAATGAAACCTGTGTTCCAGGAATAATGAATTTACCTGGCTTACCAGTTTCTACGTTCGTTAAATATGCTCTAATAGGAATGTTTTGGCTCTTAGAAGCAAAGAACAAATCAACTCCCGTTACCATTACGCCACCATCAAAGTTTTCAATTCTGAATGATTGTGCTAGTGGATTTGGTTTGATTGGATTATCAGTGTTGCTATCTACTAACTGAACACCTTCGTTTGCTTTGAAGAAAGCAGCAGCGGTTGATGTAATAGATCCTGGATTTTCTGGTAAAATACCAGAAGCATAAAACTTAACCTCGGCATAAGAATCTACTTCTGCTGTATTAGCGTTATCAGAACTTGAAGTAAAACGAATAGTTTTGATGCCAGTTGTTAATCTGATTTCTTCTCCAGCTTCATCATAAAGAACTGTATCTACGTTACCTGTCCATCTTGTATTAGATACTGGTGGTAAACCAGCTGGTACTAGTAAAATGCCACTCAGATTGCCGTTAGAATCGGTTATAAGAGGCGATCCAAACGCCGATGATGAGTTGCCTGCTACACCAGTAAATCTGCTGTCAGGGACGACCCAGCGGTTAACATTCTTGCCTTCCATGAAGAGATATACTCTGGTGTTTGGCTTTAGACGATTAACTACAAATTTGACAGGAATAGATCTGGCAAAGAATTGTAGAGAGGTCGCTACAATATTTCCATTAATAGATCTTGTATTAATACCTTTACCAACTTCATTGTTCTGTGGACTTACATTAGAAGAACTTGCTACCGAAGCAGTATTAATAGTTGATACAATATCTTCGCTGTTGATATTGGCAAAAGATTCGATAGGTAAGAATGATTGATTTGTGCCTACCCAGTTAACAACAAATGAGTTATAAATGCTTGAGTAAGCATCAGCAACATCATCTTTTGCCAGGAAGATAGAATTTAATTTAGTATTTGAATCTACTACTAGTGGTTCTACACTTTGATCATACCAAGAATCTTGCTGTGGAATAATTACCGATTCTCCAACATACTGAATAACTACAAACGGATTTGGATTAATAGTTTTGGTAGCGTTGCTATTTCCTAGTAATTCCACGGAACGGAATGGAAGTGTGACAACGCCATCATTAATGACATATCCTGCTACTTCTCGTTGATCGTTTCTAGTATTAATTTCCTTCAATACAAAACTATCTTCTTTTGAAGGTGGACGGAGAACCGATTGCTGGGTGTCAATAGCACATAGATAATCAATAGACTTAAGATTACCTGCTTTGTGAGTTTCAAAATTATCAACGAAGAAACCAGACTTAAATCTTTCTAGACCTACTTCATCCTTAACTTGCATGTTTAATGCTTGCTGCTCAAGAATGCTTAAGGTAGTATAGTATTCAAGACGTTCGATACGCTTCTCCAGCTTACCAATGTCTCTCATAGTATATCTCTTGTTATCAACAGGGACAACCCTCACATCTTTGCTGCTCTTAGTGTAAGCAGGAATGTGTAAATATGCTAGAGCAACGGCATCATCGACTGCTTCTGGTTTGGTTGGGTTTAATGAAGAATTGCCTTCCTTAATAATAAAATCACCCTTTTTAGTTAAGAAAACACCATCAATTCTGTCTAAGTATTGCTTTTCAGTGAATGATGCTGTATATGGAAGGTTTGGATCTGCTGCTGGTGTTAGTGTAGCAATACCACCAGTACCGATAAAGGTAATGTAATCTCTAGTATCAAATTCCGAAACAACTGACTTGTTCTGGAATCCAGTAATCGTAGTATCGCCATCTACCTTTGGTCTGAAGTCAATAGAATCTCTAAGAGAAATAATTCCATTTGTAGCGGAATTAAATAGAGGAATTTCTTCTGCTGGAACTCCTGCCTGGTGTACATAAGAATCGACCGTACAGAAATCTCCAACTGAATGCTCGAAATAATCAAAAGCAATTACTAATTGACCAGTAGGAGCATCAAATCCAGGTTTTAGAATAATTCTAGAAACATCATAATGTGTATCTCTTTGTCCATCGTCAAATGTAAATTTGTACGTTACATCAGTACCGCTAACAAGATTGCCAGCTGGATCTACTGATGGTGGACTAGTGGTAGTACCCTCGTAAATATACTTGAGATTATAAACATCAGAATATGAAAATGTTTCAATAGTTTCAGAATCGTAATCTTGACCTCTTAGGGGAATTACACGATCTCCACTAGAGACAACAATGACTCTCTTATTCTTAATAGCAGTCTTTAATCTTGGTCTTGCTTTTTCAATTTGAATTGTTGCTGTTAGCTTAAGAGTTGGATATGTACCACCAGGAACAATAGTACCGAAATAATCTGATGGTAAATTCTTAATTCTAAGAGCACCAGAAGCAACTTCTCCAGCAGTAACAGTTGATTCTTCTACTTCAATATATCTAGGATCGATGTAAACAACATCACCATCATCGACAACTGTGGAAGATCCTTTACTTAGAACAGTAACAAGGAAATTTTCTTCTGTAAAATCAACAAACTTTTGAGTTCCAACTGGTAACTGTGCTGTAAACGTAATGTTACCTCCACTGGAAGATAGTTCAGTTACAAAGTCTTTTCTAGCATAATACTTAAATTTGGTATCTGTAGAATCAGCAACCAGTGAAGCAACTTGCTTGCTACCAGTTGGAAATACTAATGTTCCTGTTGAGTTATCAATACGAGGTCTTAGTCTAATAACAGCGGCATTAGTTACGTTTGCTGGTAAAGCATATTCTAAGTAAATTCGTGACTTGTCAATGCCTTCAGGTGAAGTAACTTGCTGAACAACGTTTTTAATTACATTGTTATTTTCATCAGTAAACTGAATAATATCTCCTTGTACAAGACTTCCTGATAAATCAGCACCAAATCCATTACACTCAACGTACTTCCTGCCGTTATATCCAAAGAAAGTGAATTCACTTACTTGAGTGTAAGTAGCATAAGAAGTTGTACTAAAGTCTACATCAGCAGTAAAATTATAATTGTTGAAAGTTGAAGAGAATGATTTTACATTTTGGGGAGAAAATGTAAGAACAGTATCTTTAAACAATACTGGTGTTACTACAGCATAGTTAGAAAGACTAGATGGTTGAACAGAGAATGTAACTTCTGGTGGTTTGGCGTATACAGTTTGAAGTGCTGCTCTATTTTCAATTCTAACAATAGCAACAGCTCCTCCATAATAGGTAATTCCAATCTTTGATTGATCGTACTCAGTTCCATTAATTACTAAGTTTGATGCTTCGACGTAGCTACTACCACGACGATTTACAACAAAGTGGGAAATAGTTCCTTCCCTAGCAATTTTAATAGCATTATCAGATTCATCGATAATTGTTTCTCCAGGGATAAACTGTCCAGAAAGAGTAGTTACAAATAAAGTAGAGTTGCCACTGAAGTTTTCTGTAGTGTCATTCTCGACAACACCATATGCTTTACTTTCTTTACCAACAATATACTGACCTGTTTGGAAACTACCAGCTTCTAAAGGTCTTTCTAGTTTTAGTCTGGTGAAAAATACTGGATTAAAATACGTGAATCCAAATGTAGCATTATATGGTTCACTAGATCCAGTTCTACCTCTAGAAAGAACAATATCAGTATCTTGATTAAAACCACTACCTCTGTTAACAAGTCTAATGTTCTTTGGTTTTGCTACGCCAACAACTGGAGAAATAGTTTCGTTGTAGTCAACGATAAAACCGTATGGTGAAGTTGATGCTTCTAACGATGACTGTGACGTGTAAACATATCTTCTAAAATCTGCTTCTCCAGTATCATATTCGGTGAGTCTTTGATCCAAGACTCTTTTATCTCCAAGCAATGTTAGTTCAGCAAATACAGCATCATTTGCCGAGTTAACTTCTGGTCTATTTACAATTGCCTTTCCAATAACTCTAGCACTTCTACCAGAAACTGTTCCTGATCCTCTGGTATTGACAAACCAGACTTCATTTGGAAGTTGTGATGTCTCTGCTGGAATTGTGCCAATAACCTGTACGTAGATAGTCTTGATGCCATCTTTTAAATCGAATACCTCAGATCTTCTATCAATTGTAGTTCTAAAATAAGTAGAATCTTGTAGTCCAGAAAATCCAATCGTACCATCATTGAAAACACTATTAAATGTAATTGTGGGGTATCCAGTTAAAGAATCTCCAACTGTGTTTAGAGGGACAGTTCCATAAACGTTAGTAATTTTAAATTCTGGTAGTCCTCTAGATTTGATAGTAACATTGTCACGTGATAATGTATCTCTTCCTTTATCAACTTCTAAACTCTTAGTTTCTTTGTTAACAATTTCAAAACCCTTTACATATGCTTTACCAGGACTTACGCCAAGAAGCATTTTTCCTTCTGCTGTAACAGGAGAAATTTCGTTAACTAAACCAGTAGCGTTATCTAAAGCAAAAACACCATTATTGCCATTTCTTTGATAGTATTCACGAATATCAAATGTAAAATCATCAACTACATAGTCTCCAGATTCATCATATGTTCTTCTGGCAAGAGTTTCCTCTAGTAAAGTGTAGTCAGCAGATTTTACTTGCTTTTCTACAACACCTTTGTTAATCTGTAAAAGTTGAATAAAGTTCTTATCTGTATTAGCATTATAGTCAAATGCTTTAATATCCAAAGAAATCTGTAAACGATGTGCTCCAGGAGCAGAAGAATTTGAAAATCCTCTAGCATTATCATAAAGAGACGAATCTTCTTCTGGAGTTACAATTTTTTCGGAGATTGTAAACCCTACTTTTGCCGAAGCTCTATTAAAATACTTGTCTACAATAAGTAATTGTTTGCTATTTCTAACAAAGTATCCATTTACAAAATAAACACCTTCTTGTACATCAACCGCTGTGGAGAATCCCATTGCTGGACTTTGGAAGGTTTCTACTTCTCCGCTAATAGGATCTGTAACATTAATGCTTGTTGGTAAAACACTACCGTCTGTACCGACAACTAATAGAGGAGTATTAATACCATTAATTACTTCTAGTGTTTCGCCTTGTCTAAAAGTAGATTCGTTATTAGAATCTCCGCTAGTTGTATACTTTACGAATAGAGTATCTGCTTCTATCTCGGAACCATATTCTGCTCCTACCACGCGTGCAACAACTCCAGAGTTTAATCCCTGGAGTTGAGTGTTCACTAGTTGCTTAATATCGTACTTTTTGTAGACAACTTGACCGTTTTCACTAACAGCAACTTCGGATACAGAAGACAATTTGACATAATCTAATTTGGTGTTTAGTCCAACTTCTCCAGGGATTACTTGCTGTCCCTGTTTAAAATTAAACCTACCATAATTTTCAATTTGATTCTGAAGAATCGATTGTAGAGAAGTTAATTCTCTAGTTTGAATCGAATATCCAGGTCTAAAAAGAACCTTATAAAAGTTCTTATTAGCATCGAAATCATCATAATAAGGTGCTACATTAAGATTAGTCTTCTGTGGCATGTTACTCCGCCAAATACTCTACATTATCGTTGAAGTATTTAGCGGAGTAAAATCTAAATCAGAACTCGATAACCAGTTTGATATCTTCAATCTGGTCAGCAGCACGAGTAATCAGTCTTCTGTTCTCGACGTAAATTAAATCACCAGAGTTGTTTTCAATTTCTGGTTCAGCGAGACCAGGATCAGTAGCACCAAATTGTAGACCACCGAGAGAAGCTGTAGACTCTGGACCAGTGAGGATTACATCTCCTTCTGCTCCAGAAGAAGCACCATTAATTTTGTTAGCAGTAGACTCGAAAGCTCTTACTACGCCAGAATCTGTATGTGCTGATGGAGTTTGGATCCACTTAAGGACGCCAATTCCGCCAGGACCAGCATTTCCATCATCTCTTTGCCATGAAACTACTGTTCCATAAGCAGTACCGCCATTAGCAGTAGTTTGTGAGATGGTCTCATCAACTTGATAGTCAGCGGTAGCACCACTAATTCTAGCAGCATACACGCCACTTAAAGTTGAAGTTGTGGCAAAAGTAGTAGTTCCATAAGCATATGGATCTTTGATAATACCGATTCTACGGAAGTCGTTATCAACAGGGAAATCGCCAGCACCTTCAGCATAAGTTAGACGAATATTCGTCATAACACGCTTAGCGTTAAGCTCTTCTTCGAAGTTTGAACCATGACCACCCTGAGGAGGAATTACTACCTCGATGGCGCCAACGGCAGTTGGTCCTACAGTAGTAACAGCAGTTGTTAGACCAGCATCTGAGTATAGACCGTAAGGAGCGCCAGCAACAGTAGCGCCATTTTCTAGAGCAACAGAAGCGTAAGTATAACCAGAACCTTTGTTTGAAACGGTAGCAGAAGAAATTGAACCACCAGTGACTACAATTTGTGCTCTACCACCAGTGCCATCACCTAGAATTGGAGCATAGTGTGTGCCATTTGGAAGGTTAGCGCCAGCATTCTCTACTAGGAGAACATCAATAGCACCATCAACAGCAGCAGCTTCGGTAGCAACACGTGTTGCTTCGCCAGCAGCTACGATTGGCATGAAGTCTGTTGAAAGGAAACGGAGTACGTCATCGGTTGGGATGGTGTACATGTACTTCCAAATATACTGACCAGGAGCAGCATTATCTTCGGTGAAAATTCCTGAAGAGTATGAACCCTGTCCAGCAGATGGAGTAGTTTTTGGTTCATTAGTAGCACCAGCACCATTTCCATTGTAAAGGCACTTGAATACTTCGTACTGAGAGTTAATTAGATAGAATCTGGCAGTACTAATGCTAGTGGCGCCAGAAGCGGCTGCTTTACCGATTTGACCACCGTTACCAGGAGTCGATGAGTAATCTGGTTTCCACATGTCATAGACATTGTTTGTGGGATCCCAGTTATAACGACGAATTACGGCACGAGCAAAGTCCGATGTAATTCTTTTGGCAGCAATGATGTCGTCATAGACATCATACTTTTCTGTTTGGTTGTCTAGTGGAGTTGGCGGTACATCTTCAGTAGCGTAACGATATACACCAGATAGTGCTTCAGCACCAGTGTCAGCAGTACCATTCCAACCTTTCAGTAGAGAACCGATAGCGGGGGATGAATTTGTAGCAGGACCAATGCTATAAAGGAGTAAAGAATTCTCGTGAACTTCTCTAATTACACCTTTAAATGTGGCTGAAGCATAGTTGGTTCCAACATAAACTTCATTGCCAGCTACGAAAGATGTGGCATTTTGGTTATAGATTTCAATGTAGGCATCCCAACGCTGGGGGCGGCCAACAAAGAAATACATTCTTGTACGTTCCGTGCCAGTGTCCGAAGTACCTTCAGACAGCGACTCAAGGAACTGCTTAGCATTAAAAATCCTAAACTTGTCTGAGATAATAGCAGTCATTGATAATCTCTCTTGTGAAAACGTTGTTGTCTAACTTATTTATATTTATACAATAGTAAATGGAATGAGCTCATCATTAGGACTGATTAAATCTGGTCCATTGACCAACGTACATCCTTCGAATGTATTAGAAGTTTTGCTTGTATAACTAATCACGGTTCCTCCAGATGTAATCAGATATCCAGAATTATTAAAATATTCTGTTGTTTGAACTGTAATTGGACCGCCTATTGTGCCAGAAGAAGTACTAATAGCAACTGGTGTTTGATAAGATGGTATTGCTAAGTTGAAGACATCTCCTGTCGAGGTAAAAGCGGATTGTGATCGAGTATCAAAATCACGAATGACCAGCGTTGGGTATAGAAAATCTATATCGTAGATAGTTAATCCAGAATTGACACCAGTTGCCACTAAAGCATTTGATTCGAAAGAACCTAAAGTCAATCCAACATTGCCGAGAGTATAATCTTCAAATCCAGGAGGACTCTTTTGATTGTTATTTTCTACAAAGAAAGTAGAACCATCACGATAAATTACTTCATTATATGGATCATCTAATATTACAACAAAACCACCACGTTGTTTAATAGTAGGTTCTAATACATAATCTTCAATGATATAGTCAACTACAGCACTTCTATAATCTCTTTCTGTGGAAGAAGAGCTACCAGCACCAAAAGTTCCAATTATCATCGCTACAGTAGTAGCAAAAGTATTGATATCTGCTACTGTAGCGGTTACCTCCGTTTGTAAATATATTGGTTTTAATAGATCTTCTGAAGAAGAAGAAATATTAACTTTAGATGAAACATAAGCATCTACAGTATTGATTTTGACAGAAGTAATATTTGAAGCACTGTAAATGTTCGATTGAACATCATTAATAATTTCTGATGTATAAGCGAGTAATGTAGTAATTTCTTGAATCTGATTTTGTACGGTAATTACAGTGCTTTCATAGTTACTTGTTACTATCTGTGTTGAAACACTAGCAGTAGCAGAAACATCAGCAATACTGAGATATGTAATAACATTGGTGTTATCAATTTCAATCTGATTTTCTTGGGTTAGAAGTAACTCGGTAACCTCGGAATTACGTACATCGGCAATAACGACAAAACCATCTACATCATTAACACCAGCAGTTGCCTTTCTTACTTGAGATACAGTTGTGTGGATTTCTGTAACAATATTGTAAGAATCTCTAGGAATAATAATAATTTCTTCAATTACATCCTGAACAGTATTGATATGTTCTATTGATACTTGATTTGTTAATTCAATATTTCTGGTATCGTTAGATTTAACTTCACTGAATGATTCGAATGTTGTAGTGTGCTCTATCGAAGTAATAGAAGATTGGGCAACGCTTCCTTCACTGAGAATTGTTTCAATGCCGCCAGATAGTAAAGTGAGGAATTCTGGATAATGTAGTACTAGTTCTCCTGGAGCATGATTTTCAATAGGACTTCCTTCATATCCTCTGGTCAAGTTGAGGAATCTATCCGATTCTCTATTCTTATAGTAAACAACTTCCCTACCAATACGTAGTCTACTTGGAGTATCTGGGAATCCAGTAGCGTTTCCGACGTAAGCAATAGTATCATCAAGATCCATTGGAGCATCCAAGAATGTTCCAACTCCGTTAATAGAATCTGCTTTCTCTTGTCTGAATGCTTTATTTGCTTTAATCTGGACAATCTTGGTAATTTCTCTAGCGGCACTTTGAAGTGTGACAATAGATTCTGTACCAATAATACCACCAGTAATAGTAGTAATGTAAGGTTCTACGAATGGTTGTACATACTGTAATTCTACAGTAGGAGATTGTACTCGTGCTTCAGTTGGGAATTTTCTGTCAGTCATTCTGACTTGACGTTCTTCTCCCGCTAAAGTATTGACGGTAGTAATAATGTCTCTATCTGTATTTAATTCTGGATCAAATCCACCAAATGTGATAATAGAAGAAATTGCTTGAGGACTGAAAGGACCTCCCTCAATTCTAACAACTGAATATGCCACCATCTCAAACGATGAAGCGATATCTGTTTGAATATTGAGAATTGATAAACTATCAATTTTACGATTAGATTGCTTAATTCTCTTATATCTTCTGGCAACAACAACTTTAGGTGGTTGAGTGTATCCACTACCACCATCAGTTAGAACAACATCTAATATTTGTCCACCATATGCTATGACCTCTGCTTTCGCTCCTCCTCCATTTCCATCAACAGGAATAAAGTGAACAACTGGTGTTGTAAAATAACCATAAGCAGTTGGTTGTAATAAAATACCTTCATCGAAGAATAACTGAAGATCTCTCTTGTTAAATTCAATATCAGAAACACTAAGGGTGGTTATCTCGCCATACTGGTTTACATTGGCAGTAACACTCAATCCAACCCCATCAGTTCCACCTTCGTAGTTGGTTGTTCCTGCTTTAGCATACATGCTATTCTGAACATAATCACCATTATTGTATGATTTGGTGAAGGCAAATCTAGGGATAGATGTGATAGTTCTATAATCAGATTCTCCATCAATTTTAATTTGATCACCAGGCAATAGATTTCCAATCATGGAATTTCTATTAGACCATGCTCTA